AATAGTGCCTGAAGTAAATTAGCTTCACTTATTAGAAATTCTTTAAATTTAGCCATTATTCTCTTCTTTGTCTAATATTGACTTTGCCCATTTAAAACCGACATCACCACCCCAAGCAAGATGCATCAAAAATCCATTATCTTTCCAAGGCTCATCTTTATAGTCTGGATTTACTTTCTCATTACCACTGTGCCTACTAAAGAAACTAAACATTCTCTTAACTGTATCAAGGCTTATTTCCTCTCTATTAGCAAGTTGGCGGGCTCTTGTCCAACCAACCTTAGTACCACTATCGGAAGTTTCTTTTGGGTATTTCTCCCTGTATTCGAGTGCTCTTTTAGCCTGATTCGCTACTTCTTGTGGCGGTTTAAATGTTTGCGTCTGCTCTAAAATAAATCTTTTGAATTTCACTTTAATCTATCTCCATTAAGATAGATTTCCGCTACACCATACAAACTAAACAATTTATCCATTAACTTAACTTTTGTCTCTTCACTGTCCGCTTCAATATCAGTAATATCAACCACTCCATTCAACACGTCATATTGAACATGCCCCATCTTCTGATTATTACTATCATATACTGTGATAAACTCTTTCATAGTAGATGCAACCATACCACCATTATCAACACTAAAATAAAAATTGCCCTTTACAAAATCTTTAAATTTCGCCATCATTTAATCCTTCTTTACATTTCTTTCTTGTTTACCAAGTTTAGTTGTTGGTGTTCTAAATGTAACTGAATAACTACCACCTATTTTACGTGGCTTTTCACTTCGCATAAACACCTTACCACCTTTATCAAGAGCTATTGAAGTTACTCGCTCACCATTATCAAGCACACGAACATCATACCCCTTCCCTAACTTTTCACTGTAGAAATTCTTCTTTACAAACAACTTTTCTAATTCATCTTTGTTGTTATTCTTTACTGCTTCAATAATTCTATTCTGTATGTCTTTTGTTTTAGGTTTAAGAAAGACAATATCGGCAACCCCTTTCTTATTAAAAAGGCGCTTAACTTTAGCTTCATATTTCTTACTGTCATAATTTTCAGGCAATTTATCCCAAGGAAGCAAGGTATAAAGTTCTGCCATACTAACCATCCATTTAGTACCAGCAACTTTAATGTTCACATCACTATCATCTATCAATCTATTCCAACCACTGCCCTTAGTTTGAATATCCCAACCGGGACCGTTCGCTATATTTTCCTCAAAGTCAAGACCTACCATACGTAAACCTTTGACTAAAACCTTCTCAAATGTCTTCCCCTCGAAACCAGAATCCATATCCTTTAATTCCGCAATAAACTGCTTAAATTTCGCCATCATCCCCATCCGAAATAAAGTTCCAGTAACCATCTACATTTTCTCTTTGTTTTTCCATTAAATCAATAACATCCTTATTGTCTTCATCTTCCCTATCATCAATCAAAAATTGCCAAATGTCAACATCTTCCTGAATGCCCATGTCTCTCCATTCTTCCCACATATTTCTTTGAGCACATGTCAATTTATCTAAAAATTCACTAAGTATTTCTTCTTTATCCATCACTTAATCGCCACCCATACATAGCTATGAAAACATTTACCGCTTGTCTACATTCCAATTCATCTCTTTTACAACATGTCAATTGTCTACGAACCTTGTCATTATCAAAAATATAATGAAACATCCAATCTTCAAATTCCACTGACTGGGTGTAATTCCAACAATGTTGTTTATTCCAATCTAATTCTTTAAAATCAATCTCTTCATAATCAACTCCAATTGTATCACAAAGTTGCTTTAAAATATTTACTAAATGTATATTCATAGAGCCTCTTGATTATTTATATTACTAAATCTCCTTCATCATTCCAATCACCCCAATCAGAATCATATAAATGTTCTGAATGTTTACCACCATCATCAAAAATCATAGCTGGCGCATCATCTTCTATTTTGTAGCGTGATTCAATATGTGTTCTATTAATCACATCACCATCATAAAAAGGGGTTTTAATAAAATACAATGCCCAAGCAAGAGCTAAAACTGTATCATCATGACAAGTTTCAGTTTCACTTCTGTAAATTCCCGGTTGGTGTTCGACATATCGGGTAAGCTCATACACGGTGGTTTTGTCAACTACTTTGAGCCACCCCTTTTCCATATATTCTTTGAGTAGTAGATTTGCAATATTTTTCGACTTTTTAGTTGATCGGATACCTAATCCTTTTTTATCACAATTACACATATTTTCATATTCGTAAGTGTGCCAAATAGTCGCTGCAACCTCACCAGCTTCTTGACCATTGGATTCTACCATCATATATGCATTGTTATAGTATTCTGCAACACCAATGCAAACTTGAGCAAAATCATAAGGAGAAATCATATTGTTTCTGTAAGTAGCAACTTGATAAACTTCATGTGGACCTACTATTTTTAGAACTGTTATAGCTGACGAGTCATTTCCGGTGCCTCCACTTGAGTCAATCCCTTCAACATAAAATGCCCCTTCTTGTGGATATTCATATATAAGTAAAGCCCCACCCTGCTTAACTTCAACTGGATCTGATATTTCTATTCTTTCTAATATATCAGAATCTACGAGTGTTGAAGAACTTCCAAGAAACTTGCAATTATGAGACTTTATCCCATTACTCAAATATGAATGTTCCCTATCATGAACTTCAAGTATATCATACACAAAATCTTTCTCTACAAGATATTCAATATTTTTGATTGTTTCAAAACTATTATTTATTTGAAGTGGTTCACCTTCAATAAACTCCTTAGCTTTTTGAACCATACCATCAACTATAAATTCATGCTCATAGTTTACTTTTATCTGTAAACCAGATTCAAGGGTAAATCTAATTATATTACATGGGTTTACTGACTTTGAAATTCCTTCAAAATCAACAAATCCATTATCCGTCAATATCTGATAATCACTAAACTTTTTTATTGTAAACATATCTAAGACATCCACTGGTATATATTACATTTTTCATTTTACTGTCATTTTCCAACACAACATTGCTATATTGGTCATAGTAAAATATCCGAGGTTTTTCAACCCTATCAAAAACAAAACCTTCTTTTTCTAAACCAACACAACTATTCTTATTCTCCCAATCTCTATCAATTAACAAATATAGAATATCATTTTCTTCAAACATATCAACAATAGAATCATAGAAAATTTCTTTACCTAAAATAACATCTTTCAATTTCTTCTTAATTACGTTCTTTCTAAAAAGCCAATCATGTTCATATATATGAACCAATCTGACACCTTTTTCATCACATAAATCTGTTTTCATTTTGTGATATTCTTTTCCAACTTTATCTACATTATGCCAATATGTACCATTAAATTCTATTGCTAATTTCAATTCAGGTAAGTATATGTCAATTTCAAAATTTCCTAACAAATTTCTTTTATTAAAAATCATTTCTCCATCATATATTGATTTTAAATATTTTCTTAATTTCTTTTCTGTTTTGGAAACGTTACCCATACAACTACGACAGCCCTTTTTATGGCTTAAAAAATTAGTTGGGTATGGATAAAATACTCCATGTCGTGGACATATAACTTTAACTTTAGTATGACAATTTACATATTCTATTTCACTATAATCATATTTGTCACCATGTACCAATTTACATTCTTCAATAAACTTCTCTGTTGTTTTTCGTTGAGAGTTTGCAGATTTGATTATCCCACATTTATGACAACCCTGCTTAACATCAACATGTTTAGATGGTTTTATTTTAAACTCACCATGGAGTGGACAAATTAAAATAACTTTCGTATGACAATTTACATATTCAACTTTACTATAGTCATATTTGTCACCATGTATTTCTATAGCTTTTTTCAAAAAATCTTCTTGTGGTGCAGCAAAAAATCTTCTACGAGCTTCAATAGCACATTTAGGGCACCCACGTAAATTTGTTTTATGAGTATGATTATTCCAAGATTGATAAAATGTTCCATGTTCTGGACATATAATAGCGTGTTTTTCTTTCTTATTCAAAGTTATGTCAACTTTACTATAATCATACTTGTTATTGTGAAGTTTTTTAGCATTATTGATAGATTCAATAAAATTGTTTTCTCTGTTACATTCTTTACAAACACACATTTCGACGAGACACTGTGCCGATTTCTTTATCTCTCCATGCCATGGACATATGACTATGACCTTATCAGAAGATTTTTTACAATACAATTTACTCAAATCATAAAAATCACCATATATATCAGTTATGAAATTCTTTATATTTTCTGTTTTATATATCACTATGCGCACATCTCATAAAAGTCACCAATATCAACAGTTTCAACTAAACCAGTATTTTTATTTCTAACTGTTATTTTAGTATCTTGAACTACGCAACCAAATTCCTGATTCCATTGAACTATTCCACCCGGAAGAGTTTTTATCGTTTCCTCTTTAAATTTTTCATCTCTTCCCGGAACTTCCCACCAATTTATTTTGATTGGATAATAACTACTTCTTCCATCAACCGCTTTCTTCCACATATCATAATAATGATTCATGCCATTTGGGGTCGAAACTACGATTATCTGTGAAGATTCACCAGAAGAAATCGTTGGAAGAACACTGGCTATAAACTCACTTGCAAGCTGTGAACCTCCAGTTCCACCATTTCCAATCCAAGCAAACTCATCTAATATTAAAAGTGAAATTGATTCAGAACGTATACCAGAAACAGAAGTAGGTCTTGCTATAACTCTAATATCATTTTCAAATTCTATTGTCTTTTGATTCCAACCACCATCCTTTACTCCTTGCTGTAACCACAATGGAAGCATGATATAAGCATCTTTGACTTCTTTTAATAACTTCAATGAAGTGTTTTCTTTATTAGCAAGAATAGCATAAGTTTTATCTGAATTAAATAGTATTTTATGTATTAAATATATGCGCGTGAGGGTTGATTTCCCAATTTGTCTGCTGCTAAGTGTTAAAATATGCCGTTTCTTTTCTCCTTTATAAATAGGCGGGTCAATAAATGCTTTCAACATTTTCTTTTGAAAATCATGTAATTTTATTAACTCTTTACCCCTATCAATAGTGACAATATAGAAATACTTTTCTGCAAAGTAAATTATATCATTAGCACATTTAATCCACTCTTTTTGTAATTCTGGAGTCATGTCAACAATTTCACCAGCAGAACGCAACCCACTTATATTCTTATACATACCTCTAACCTTCTAAAAATTTCCTACACTCTTCAATCACCTTTTCTTTATTCTTATTGTAGTCACTCTCCGTTCTAAAAAACTTATAGAATCTTTGCAAGACTCATGTATCCATCCTATTGACAACATTCAAAATAAACGCTTAAACTCAACACTTAATTATTTATACAAAAAGGGGAACCACTAAAAGCAATTCCCCCTAATAACAGAAGCTCGAAACTGTTAAAAGTAGCTTTTGTCAGACTGGTAGCTACCACACCTTGATTGGCTTTTTACATCTCCTTTTCATACCCACATGGACATTTTTCAACCATACAATTCATATCTGTATCTGGATGTTCTTCTTTGTGACTGCTCCCACAACTAAAGTCGTGGGTTTCTAAGAGCCATAGGCTCTATAGACTCCAGTCCGAGTCTATGTATATTAATAGATGCATTTAGATCACGGTCTATAGTCAATCCACATTTAGGACAAGAATGAACTCTATCCTTCAATGTCTTAGGAACTATAGACTTACACCCTGAGCACTGTTGTGTTGTATTCTTAGGATTAATAGCTATTACCATCTTACCAGCTTCTTCCGCTTTGTAGGACAAAATAGATATTAACTGACCCCAAGAAACATCACTTATACTCTTACTAAATTTCTTCTGCTCTACCATAGACTTAATATTTAAGTCTTCATGAGATATTATGTCATATTTACGTACAAGATTTAAAGCTATCTTATGACAAAAGTCATTGCGTTTATTTTTGATTTTCTCATGTACCCCCGCTACAATCTTTTTATGTTTCTTTCTTTTCTTTGTTCCTTTCTTGGCCTTACTCAGTTTTCTTTGTGCTTTAGCAAGTTTTACTTGACTTTCTTTAAAGAATCGAGGATTTTTTACAGTGCTCTCATCAGAAGCATAAATGAAAGTTTTTAACCCAAGGTCAATACCAATGGTGTTACCAGTCTTTGTCAGTGGATCAGGTTTTTCTACTTCACAACTAAAACAAACATACCATTTATCAGTGGATGTTTTTTGTATAGTACACGTTTTAACAATTCCTTCGACTGGTCTATGAAAAACAGTTTTAACTCTTCCAGTTTTAGAAAAATATGTACTATTTTCATGAATCCTAAAACCCGTTTGAGGATAAGTAATAGAATCATATCTACCATATCCTTTAAATCTGGGAAACCCGGGATTTTCCTTGTTCTTAACTCTGCGGAAGAAGGATTTAAAAGCAAAGTCTACTCTTCTTTGGACATTTTGAAGCACTTGAGAATATACGTTATTAAGCTCTGTTTTATTCAATTTCCATTTAGTTAGAAATTCTGATGTATCATAAAGAGAAAGACTTTTATTTTCAGTTTCATAATAATTTTTACGTAGTTCAAGCGTCTTATTATAAGTCCACCTACTAAGCTCAAGTTGTTGATTAAGCTTAGACATTTGAAGTTTGGTTGGGTATAGTCTGTATTTAAAAGTTTTTCTCATATATACTACATATTTTAGTTAAAATACTTTGGTTTAGTTGTTCGCTTTCATCCCACAACTGAAGTCATGGGGTTTCCATATCACCACTATAAAACTCTTGAATTTTGCCATTCTCACACACCCTTTATTTACTCACATTAAACCCAAATAGAAACACCATTTCTACTTTTACGACTATTAATCACATTACTTGTTTTCAAAATCTTCTCCAGCTTTTTATTTGGAGCACTACCTAAATTCAGTTTACTATACTTATTATTCAGCCAATTGAAAAAATTGTTTGAGCTTGCAGTATCTAATACATCATCAAGATATAGAGAATTGTTGGGATTTGTAGCCTTTTTCTGTTTTAAAAAATTGATAACTTCCCTTTCAAGTTCATCAACATTATCTATATCAAAAACGCCACTCTTCTCAATCAAATACTCTTTCCACGTTTTCATTTTACATCTCCTTTTCATCTTGAATATCAAATTTAGCTTCTATCTCATTCAACTGAGATTCCTTTTGTACTTTCTTGAAAAAGTCAAGCATTTCACTACTGGTTACTTTCAATTCCTTTTCTTGTTCTTTTTCACCACCAATCTCTTCATTTGGTTCACCATATGTCACATTCAAATCAAACAACATTTTGTTAAGCTCTCTTAATTCTTTCAATTGATTTAAAAAGGAATCTGCTAACTTTGCAAATGCTTCTCTTTGTGAAGCTGCTGCGCCTATCTTTAAATCCGCTCTTGCATCTTCCAAAACTCCTAAAGTAATCTCGATAAGAGTTTTAAGTGTTGTTTTTAGATAATCCTTATCTTCAATTGTAATTTCTGTTGTTTTTTCCAACGATTGAATTATTTCCTGTTTCTTTTTATCTACTATTTCAAGAGCTGTACTAATCTTCTCATCACTCGAAAGTTCCGATAAATCAATATTATCACTCGTAAGAGACATAGCTATTTTTTCAAAATTTGTCAAGTTATCGTTCATATATTACCTTTCACTATTGGTGACTACTCCCACAACTAAAATCATGGGTTTTCCATATCACCACTATAATTTCTATCTCGGTTTTTTACCCCAACCCAACCAAAATCTTCAAAATATTTTGCTGCAATTACACACGTGGTAATCCCTTGTTATTCTTTGAAAACACACAGTTTGATTGACATTTTACTACCTTTCACCGTTCAAATCTTTATATGAATATGTTCCAGTTGTTGCATCATATGCACTAACATCCCAACTATCAGAACTTGGAGCATAAGAATCATCTTTATATCCAGAAGTAACAAAATTGTTATCTTCAACCGCAGTCGCAGAAGTAAAGTTTCCAATAGTATCTACAAAATACTTAGAATCAATAATCTTAATGATTTTACTTGTACTAACTGGCATATACATAAAGCCATCAACTGTAAAATTTAGAGTACATTCAATAATTCTATTGGTATTTTCTTCATACGGGTCACCAAATTCAGGACTTGCATTCCCATCAAAAGTGACTTTCAAATCCCTTTCAATGTTAAGAAAAGAAAATTCCTTAACTCTTAAATATCTTGACGGTTCATAATATGGAAGAATGTTTTCAAGTATTTGATTCATATCATCCATCTTATTTGTTCTGATTGTTACGACATATCCATAATCATACGCTCTTGGTTGAATATCTTCATAAAAATCTGTTATATTATCAAGTCCTAAATTCTCAGAGTAATGTTGTCTTGCCGTGTTAGAACTACTCTGTCTATTGGAACTAAACGTAAGCATTGGACCATATATAGATATTCTTGGCACCTTCTGATAGTATGGGTCATTTCCAGAATTATATCCTTCTTTACGAATCATAAAATACTTATCCATCGGTCCCCACATAACAGGAACCCCAGTGGTTTTAAGTATAGTACCGGAAGAAGAATATTTCTTTATTTTTAATCCATTAAAAAGATCAATAAACTTTTTAGTTACATTTTCAATAGTTCTTGGATAGTAATAATTATCTGCCGAAACTTCTGGAATGTAAATTGTTATTGGTTCTGAATAAGCTGCTGATTTAAAATCAGTGTTGACAATAATAAGATGTTTTTCTCCGGGATAAATACCGCCGGGAATTTCCCCATATCCAGATGTATTAGTCCAGTCACTAATTGTTAAACAATAACAATCAAGAAGAGCTATGCCTGTTTGTTCTCCAAGATTGGAACCATACCAATAAATTTCATCACCTTCTGTTGCTGAAAGTGGAGAAGCCGATGTAACTAAAGGAGTAACTCCAGTTGTTACGGTCAGTGCATTTGGTGCTATATCTGTTAATCCTACTGAATTAGTAACAATTAAAGAAAAATTACTTTGTGGTAAAGAACCAGTATCAGTTTTTATTCTTGTTTGAGATTGTGTATCTATTGTTAATTCATAATAAGTATTATCTTGTATATCAATTGCTGATAATTGATTTCCGTTTGGTGTAAAAGAACCATCAACATAAAAAACTGAATTTGGTGTAAATTCATATGACTGTTGTAAAGAACTATTCAAAATCTCTTCAATTGTCGGTTGAGAATATTCTAATGTTAATAGTATACCATTTGCGGCATATGCAATTTGATTATTTGAATTTATAACCTTAACAGTATAATCTGTTGCTGAAAGAGAAACTGGTATTGAAGCTGATATTTCATTTTGACTTTCACCCAACACATTAGCAGAAGTTTCAACAAAAGTGTTAATATCTACTAAATAAACTTCATTTCCAGAAAGAGTAAAATCATCCCCAGAAAGAATGAAATTATCACCTGCAATAAAAGATGCATCTGGATTATATGACAAATCATAAATCGCTGATATATAAGGATTTTCTGTACTATAAACAATTGACAAAGCATTCTGCGCCACCGCGCTCTCCCCGTCACCACGTGCAACCGTTATGCTGTATTCCCCCACTAGTGTACCATCCGGCACCTCAATGGTAGCCGTTAGTCCGGCTGCATCGCCGGTCTCACTGGTAGGCGTGAGCGCAATCACAGCGGCGCTATCGTTGTATACACGCATCGAGTAGCTCGCGCCTCCTGCGTCTATGCCGGTGGTGGTGATT